CTGTCGCGGCGCCTGTGGCACGACGGCAACGCGGCCATGACCTGGATGATGGGCAACGTCGTGGCGCGCGTGGATGCCAAGGAACACGTCTATCCCCGCAAGGAAAAGATGGAAAGCAAGATCGACGGCGCGGTGGCGCTAATCATGGCCATGGGCCGCGCCATGCAGGCGCGGGACACCGGCACAACCCAACAAGGCTTCGTGGTGATCGACTGATGTTCGGACTATTCGAGAAGAACCGGCGGGCCGACGCCCGCGACCGTATCGAGCCGACGATCAGCAACCTGGTCGACGGCGAGGTGATCCAGTCCTCCGACATGCGCATGTTCGAGGTGTTCGGGAACCCTACGACGGCCTCCGGAGCCGTGGTCAGCCCGGAATCGGCGATGCGGGTTTCGGCGGTGTTCGCTGCCGTTTCGTTGCTGGCCGGCGCGATCGCCCAGCTGCCGCTGCCTGTGTTCGAGCGGGTGGACGGCCATCGCAAGCGGGCGGAGCATGACTACTGGTGGCTGCTGAACGAGCAGTTCTCCTCTGGCTGGTCGAGCGCCACCGGCTGGGAGTTCATCGTCGGCCAGATGCTGCTGCGCGGTGATGGCGTGGTGTACGTGACACGCAACCGCGCCGGCGTGGCGACCGGGCTGATTCCCTGGCCTCGCGACAGAGTGATGATCCTCAAGCAGGAGAAGACCAGCCCGCGGGAACCGACCCGCCTGCAGTACACGTTCCACGACGCGGACGGTTACTTCACCGTCGACCAGGACGATGTGCTCCATTTCCCCGGCTTCGGCTTCAACGGCGTGCACGGCATGTCGGTGATCCAGTGGGGCGCGCGGAACGGCATCGGCATCGCCATCCAAGGTGACGAGCACGCGGGCAAGTTCTTCAGTGAAGGCGGCAAGCCCGAAGTGGCCATCCGAACGCCCAACAAAATGACCAAGGAGCAGCAGGACGATTTCCGCGATGCCTGGGTCAAGAAGTACGGCGGGGTACAGGGAAACCGTCGCATTCCGCTGGTTCTGACCGAAGGGCTGGAGGTGCACGAGCTGACCATGTCGGCGGTCGACCAGCAGCTGCTGGAGTCCCGGCAGTGGCAGGTGATCGATGTGGCCCGCGCGTTCGGCGTCCCGCCGCACATGATCGGCGAGACCAGCAAGGCCACCAGCTGGGGAACCGGCATCGAGAGCATGGGCATCGGCTTCGTGAAGTACACGCTGGGCCCGCACCTGAAGCGGATCAAGGACGAGTTGAACCGCAAGCTGTTCCGCACGCCGCGCTACTTCGTTGAGCACAACGTGGACATGTTCATGGCCGGCGACTCCAAGACACAAGCTGAGTACTTCAGCAAGGCGCTCGGTGGGCCTGGCACAAGGGGATGGATGGTTCCGAACGAGGTCCGCCGCCTCAAGAATCTGCCTCCCATCGAGGGCGGCGACGAGCTTTACCAACCGACAGACCCAGCGCGACCGGCGAAGCCGGACGGCGACGACCCTGAAAGGAACCCCGAAGATGCCAATTCCTAAGCTGCTGCAGCTGGCCAAGAACAACGCCGGCCAGTCCAAGCCCATCCGGGCGGAGACCGAAGGCAAGGAGGCCACGATCTACCTGCACGGCGTCATCGGCGGGTGGTGGGGCGACATTGACGAGACGATGTTTGCCCAGGCTATGGCCGGCATCGACGCGGACGTGATCCATCTGCGCATCGATTCGCCCGGCGGTGACGTGTTTGCGGCCCGATCGATGATGACGGCCATCGCACAGCACAAGGCGACCGTGATCGCCCACGTGGATGGACTGGCGGCCTCGGCTGCCACCGGCATCTGCATGGCCTGCGATGAGGTTGAGATCAGCCAGGGCGCCGGTTTCATGATCCACAACGCCTGGACGGTCGCTATCGGCAACAAGGCAGACATGACCAAGACCGGTGAACTGCTGGCGAAGATCGATACCGGCCTGGCCGGCGACTACACGCGCCGCACTGGCAAGGATGAAGCGCAGATCGTCCAGTGGATGGATGAAGAGACCTGGTTCACGGCCGACGAAGCCAAGGAACACGGTTTCGCTGATCGCGTGGTGGAGGTCGTCGGCAAGAAGAAGGCATCCAACACCTGGGATCTGTCCGCCTACGACAACGCACCTGCCGCACTGGCCAACCGTACCCCCGAACCCGACGACGGCGCCGCCGCCGCCCACAAGGCCAACCTGTCGCGCCGTCTGGCGCTGCTGGAACGCTCCGCTGCGTAAGCGACTCCCGCCCGCAGTTCATCCCGACCGCCGAAAGGCGGTTTTTTTTCGACACGAGGAAATCACCAATGCCCTTCAACATTCAGGCCGAGCGGGAGCGCCGCACCGCGCTGGCAAAGGAAACCCGCAACCTGCTGGACACCAGCACCGGTGACGGCAACAAGTGGACGCCGGAGAACCAGGCTAAGTACGACAACAACATCGCCGAGATCGAGCGCATCGACGCGGCGATCGAGCGTCATCAGAAGGTCATGGACCTGACGGCCGACGAGGCGCTGCGCGAACAGGGCGTGCGTGAGCACGACACTGCCAACCGCGGCGGTCGTGACCTCTCCAACGAGGAGCGCCTGTTCGACCGCTGGGCGCGTGGCGGTGACAGCGCCCTGAGCGCCGAGGACTGGAAGCAGGTCAACGCGGCCATGTCGGGCAATCCGGCCGTCAACCCGGAGCAGGGTGGCTACACCGTTCCGACTACGCTGGCCGAGCAGATCCTGGATGCCCTGAAGGCATTCGGCGGCATGCGCCAGGTGGCTGATGTGTTCAGCACTGCCGGCGGCGAGCCGATGCAGTACCCGACCAGCGATGGCACCTCCGAAGAGGGCGAACTGGTCGCTGAAAACCAGTCGGCGAACGACCAGGACGTGGCCTTCGGCACCAAGGGCCTGCAGGTGTACAAGTACAGCTCCAAGGTGGTGACCGTGCCGTGGGAGCTGCTGCAGGACAGCACGGCCGATATCGCCGGCTTCATCGAGAAGCGCTTGCAGACCCGCCTGGGCCGCGTCACCAACCGCCACTACTCCGTCGGCACCGGCGTTGGGCAGCCGATGGGCGCCTTTACTGCCGCGACGGTGGGCAAGATCGGCGCTGTCTCGGCGCTGCCGATCGTCACCTACGACGACCTGGTCGACCTGGAGCACAGCGTCGATCCGGCGTATCGCCAGCTGGCCAAGTGGATGTTCCACGACGACATGCTGAAGCTGATCCGCAAGGTGAAGGACGACCAGGGCCGGCCGATCTTCGTGCCGGGTTACGAGCAGGGCAATCCGGGCGGTGCGCCGGATCGTCTGCTGAACCGCGATATCCAGATCAACCAGCACGCTCCGGCTCCGGCCGCGGGCGCCACCTCGATCGCGTTCGGCGACTTCAGCTACTACAAGATCCGCGACGTGATGGCCGTGACCCTGTTCCGCTTCAACGACTCGGCCTACGTGAAGAAGGGCCAGGTGGGCTTCATGGCCTGGATGCGCTCCGGCGGCAACCTGGTCGACGTGGGCGGCGCGGTGAAGACCTTCAAGCACGGCGCTGCGGCTTAACCGCCTCGGCCCAAGAACGGAGGGACGCCCCAGCGTGGGCGTCCCTCGGAGACGATCATGGCAAAGCAGAAGAACACCTCCGCGCAGGCGGCCAGCGGTCCGGCCGACGCGCAGGAAGGGCCCGCTGGGGTAGTGGACGCAGCGGCTGGCCAGGGCGAGCAGGCGGACGCCGAAAGCCCCGAGGCTGACGCGGCGGCTGCCGCCGTTGAGCCGGAGACGGACGAGGGCGGAGACAGCCAGAGGCCCGAAACCGTGAAGGCGGACAACGACCTGCCGCCACCGGATAAAGAACCGGCTCCGCCGGAGGGCGAAACCGTGCCGGCGCTGGTGCTCAGTAACAACCACCTCGGGAAGGTTGGCCAGGTGATCCAGGTCAACGCGGCACACGTTGAGGCGCTGCGCCTTGGCGGGCTGATCGACCCCCACCCCAATGCCATCAAGTCGGCAACGCCGGAGGAATGACCCATGCTGCGCACGTTGACCCCGGCGGCAGAGGAACCCGTGTCGCTGAGCGAAGCGAAGGCGCACCTGGTAGTTATCCACGATGCCGACGACGCGCTGATCGGCGCCTTCATCACCGCCGCGCGTGAGTCGGTGGAGCGCACCACGGGGTATGCGTTGGCAGCAGCGACCTATGAGTGGACCCCGGTCGGCGAGGGCCGCTCTCCGCTGCCTATTGAGCCGGCGGCGCTCGACAGCGAGCCAGGCGCCTATCCGGTCAAGTTCACGACGACACCTGGCCCGCTTCCGGGGCCGTTGCGCGCGGCCGTACTGCTGTTGCTGGGTGACCTGTATGCCAACCGCGAGGCGGTGGTGGCTGGCTCGCAGTTGGCCGAGAACCCAACCCTGGACCGGCTGATGTTTCCCTACCGGCGGGTGCTGCCATGAGGCGGGCGGGCAAGTACCGGCATCGCATCGAGCTGCAGGACTACGGCCCGGTGCGTGATCCGCTCGGCGGGGACGTGAAGCAATGGCGTAGATGGCGGGCTGACGTGCCGGCAGAGGTGGTTCCGCTCTCGGGTCGGGAGTTCACCGCGGCCGCAGCCGAGCATGGAGAGGTGACTGCGCGCATCGAGATCCCTTACCTGCCCGGGGTAGTGCCGACCATGCGCGTGGTGTTCGACGGGCAGGTGTACGCGATTCGTGCGGTGCTGCCAGATGCGACAGCACGCGGGCATATCACGCTGATGGTCGATGCCGGGGTGTCCGATGGCTGAGCAAGTGAAGATCGACGGCCTGGACGGCCTCCTGCGCTCACTGCGGGAGGCGCCCAAGGCGATTCAAGGGCGAGCCGTGCAAGCCGGTATGCGCAAAGGTGGCAACGTCATCCGTGACGACGCCCGCCGCCGCGCCCCGAGAGCATCGGGGTTCATGGCCTCGCAGATCGTCACCCGCCGGGCCAACACCAAGAGCCGGCAGCGCGCAGGTGTAGGCCAGGGCGGCGAGTACTACACGGTCGGGGTTAAGACCGGTCGCCGGCGCAAGTACGCCAACACCAAGCGCAACCGGCGCCGCGGCCGCGTCGGGAAGGTTTATGAGGAGGCGGGCTGGGCCTATTACTGGCGCTTCAAGGAATTCGGCACCAGGAAGATGAGGGCCGAGCCGTTCCTCACGCCGGCAGGCGAGGCCAAGGGGCCGGAGGCGGCGCAGGTGATCATCAATGAAACCTGGGCGGCGCTCGACAAGCAGCTCAAGAAGGATGGCTGGCGATGATGGTTCCCCTGATCCAGTCCCTGCTGCAGGGTGATGCAGCGGTTCGGCACGTGCTGGGCGACCCGATCCGGTTGTGGCCGGGAACCGCGCCACAGGATGCAGCACTGCCCTACGCGACGTGGGAGGTGGTCGGCGGATCGCCCACCGCGATGCTGTCCGATGCGCCGCCGGCCGACGGCTGGCGAGTCCGATTAACCGTGTGGGGCAAAGCCATGACGCAGGCCAACGGCGCGGCCGTCGCCATCCGCGACGCGATCGAGCGCGTGGGCAGCATCGAGTCTTACAACCCGACGCCTGACAGCGACGGCACGGACGCCTTTGGCATCTCCTTCGACGCCAGGCTCCTGCAACTGCGCTGAACCACACAATGGCAACCCACTGGCCCCGCAAGGGGCCTTTTTCATGCCCGGCGACGGGCGCAACACAAGGAAACCCCTATGGGACAGGTAATCAAGTCGAAGCACACGCAGCTGTTCGTCGCCATCGCCGCGGCCGAGGTCATCAAGGTGACCCGCCTGCGTACGGTCGGCTTCCCCGATGGCCAGGCGTCGGAGATCGATATCTCCGACTACGACGACGACTGGGATCAGTTCGTCGCCGGCCGCAAGCAGACCGGCAGCACCAGCATCGAGATCATCTACGACAGCGTCGACCACGAGAAGCTGGAAGAGCTGCACGAGACCGGTGCCGTCGTGAATTGGCTGGTGACCGCGCCGCTGTCGGAAACCGAAGGTGTGGCCAAGCCGACCGCCGTTGCCGGAAAGATCACCCCGCCGGACACCGTGCTGTCCAAGCAGTTCGACGGCTTCGTGCAGAACTTCGCCGTGACCAGCCAGGACAACGATGTGTGGAAGGCGACGATCACCATCCGCGGCTCCGGCGCCGTCACCACGCACCGCCCGACGCCGTAAGGCTGCGGCAACGGCGCACACCCAGGCCCGCTCCGGCGGGCCATCTCTCTGACAGGGCGCGCGGATCCTCCGCGTGTTAGCCGTGCGCGGCCCGCGCGCCCTGTCGCCATTCAAGGAAACGGCCAATGAGCAAGCCCAGCGACATCACCCAAACCCAGCCGCAGCAGCCTCTGAGCGTCCTGCAATCGTTCACCAACCTGGGCATGTTCGCCTCCAAGGACGTTCGCGCCGACACGATCACCTTGCCCAACGGTGCCAAGGCGCAGTTCCATGTTCGCGAGCTGCCGGATGCGGAGTTCCGCAAGCTGTGGGGCGAAGGCGACCGCGCCAAGCTGATCGCAGCGACCATCTGCGACGAGGACGGCAAGCCCGTCATGAACGTGGAGCAGGCCGCCCAGCTCAAGCCGCTGGTTGCCGCCGAGCTGCAGCGCGTGGCCATGAAGCATTCCGGCTTCGGCGAGGATGCTGCCCAAGCCCAGGCCGACGCGGGAAACGGCTAAGGCAGCGCGGCGAGGACTGGTTCTGGAAGGTCCTCGCCGGCCACCTGCATCGCACGGTGTCCGAGCTGCAGGCGAGCATGTCGCGTCGGGAGTTCCTCGAATGGTGGGAGTTCCATAAGCGGAATCCCATCGACCCCGTAAGCCTGCACATCAAGCCCGCTGCCTTCGCCGCGTACATCACCGCCTCACACAGCCAGGGCGGCACCAAGCGCTCCTTTCAGGAGTACCTGGAAACCCTCGTACCACGTTCCGAGGAGGACGAGGCACAGGACTGGTTCGATCGACTGGGATAGCCATGACCGACACATTTGGGCGCTTTGCCGCTCTCCCGATCGGCCCGCTGCTCGCTGCGCGAGACGGTGGGCTCACTCTCGCCACGACGGAAGCAGCCGACCTCAACCGCTGCGCCCGGTCCGACTTTGCCCTCGGCGCCGGCGTTGTCGGCGTCGAGTTTGCGCTGTGGGGCGATGACGACCTCTCGGCCGTCGTGGGCTTTGTCACGGCAGCAGCGCCCCTCAGCCAAGCGCCGGGCGCGAACGGGGAGGGTATCGGCTGGGAACTGGCCACCGGTCGCCTGATCCAGGGCGTTGGCGCGATCGCAACCGGTCTGCCCGTGGTCGCGTTGGGCGATATCGTCGGGATGCGGGTCTCCTTCGGCAGTCCCTCCCGGCTCCACCTGTATCTAAACGGCGCGCTGGTCCACCAGCGCGACCTGCTGCTGGCCGGGCCGCTCCACTTCGCCGCCGCACTGGCTGCGACGAAGGCCGGTGGACTGTGCCTGGCCGTGAACGCTGGGCAGTGGGGCGCCCGCAGCGATGCCGCTGTTGCCGGTTGGAAGCTGGACCAGGCCCAAGCGCCGACCACGCGGCTGGCCGACGATGACTGGCTTTCCGCGCCAGGCGATAGCCCGGCCAATGTCCGGTACGAAGGGCTGGTCGCCGAGGGCGTCAACCTCGTTCAGGAACTGAGCTTCTGGCCGTGGGGCGGAGATCCGGTGTCGCAGACGGCAGCGGCGGAATGCGTGGTCGCCGACGCCGAGGGGCTGCTGGATGGCCTGGCATTGTCCGGTGCCTCGGGCGCTGCGGTGCGCATCCTGCAGGTGGACGACGGCGGTATGCTGGCCGACGCCGCTCCGGTGTTTCGCTGCGTCATCGATCAGATCGAGGTGAACGACGACGGCAGCAAGACCCTGCATCTGCGCGATGCGCACGACTACCTGGGCCAGACCATCAACCGGGGCGTGTTCCTGCCCAACATCACCTCACTGGCCTGGAAGCCGCAGCCGGTAGTGATCGGGGCGGTGGCCAGCGTGCCGGCAGCCGGCGCCAATTCGGATGCGACAGCGATGTTCCTGGCCGACAGCCCTGTGCACGTAAACGCTGTGATGGACCGCGGCGACCTGATGGAAGACGGCACCTTCAGCATGGCGCCGGACGGCCAGCAGCTGCTGCTGAAGTCTCCGCCCGTCACTCCAGTGGTGGTCGATGGTTCGAGCATCGGCCCCGGTATGGCCCCGGCGAGCCTGGAGCAGGCCGTGGGCGACGTGATGGCTCGTCTCGGGGCGGGGGCGTGGTCGGCGGCGGATTGTGCAGCGGTGGACGCTGCAACCGGCTACGCCGGTATCGGCTACTACGCCGGGGCGGCGATCACGGGCAGGGATGCCTTGAACGCGATGCTGCCCAGCTACGGTGTCGGGTGCTACCAGGATCCCACCGGTGTGCTGCGCTTCGTCCAGGTGGTCGCGCCGGAGACCTATCAAGGGCAGCCGGCGTTTGAGATCTCGGAAGCCGACATGGCCAGCGACCTGGTCGGCGTCCCGGACGACGCGCCCAACCTGACCCGGCGCATGGCCTACCGGCCGAACGCGCAGGCCCTCGGCGCCTCCGACCTGGTCACGGACGTGGTGGATGTTCCGCAGAGCCGCCGCGACGAGCTGACGGGCCTCTACCGAGGTCAGGTGTTCGCTGCGGGCGCACTGGACGCACACTACCGCCGCGCCGACGCCGCCGATCCGGTCATTTCGCTGTTCTGGCATGCGGCCGACGCGCAGGCCGAGATCAACCGCGTCGTGGCGATGTATCAGCGGCAGCGGTTCTTCTACCAGGTCGCCATTCGCGGTGATCAGGACATGGCCCCGCTCCCTGGTCAGATCGGCCGGCTGACCTACAGCCGCTACGGCCTGGCCGATGGCAAGCCGGTGCTGGTGCGGCGCGTAGAGCGCAACCCTGCCACGGGGGACGTGGTGCTTACCCTGTGGGGATGATGACGTGTTGATTGGATATGGCATGCCGGCGGTGGAGACGGCCACCCTCACCGGTGGAACGTGGCTGTCGGCCGACCAAGGCTCGGCGCTCTTCGATGGCAAGCCTGGGCGCTCGTCGCGGATCCGGCGCACCGGCTCGTTGGCGATCACGATCACCCTGGCCGAGGCTGTTGTGCCGGGGATCATCGCGGTTCTCGGCCTCAACATCCCGCCCGGCGTGCAGGTGAGCGTGGCCGGCGCCAGCACCGCCACGGTGCGGCTGCCCGACGGTAGTGTCTGCGCGTGGCTGTTTCCGCAGGCCGGCGCCCTCGTCTCGACAGTGTCCGTCGAGATCGCCACAACTGCCACGAACGTGGACGTGGGCGAGATCGCGATCTTCCGCGCAGTCGAGGTGGGCATCAGCGACGGCTGGGCGGTGGCCACGATCGACACCAGCGTGCACACCCGCACCAAGGGTGGGCAGGTCAACACGGTTCCTGGGCCTCTGTACCGCCGGCTGACCTGCACCTTGTCCGGCCGGGCGACAGCTGCCGTGCGCGGCGGTGGACTGGGCGGGACCGATTGGGAGACGGTGGCGGCAGCGATCGCGGGACGCCGGCGCTCCTGCGTTGTGCCGCAGTACCGGGACATGGCCAGCAAGGCGTTCGACCCGCTGCTGGCGGCGCGGTCGGCGCTCTACGGCTACCCGACACAGCTGCCATCGGCGGAGAACATCAGCCGGCAGTACTTCACCGGGTACATGGAATTTGAGGAAATCCCGACGTAGCTGGCATGATCCCCGCAGATATCGGGAGGTTCTATGAAGCATCTAATCAAGTTGGCGCCGGTGCTGCTGCTCTCGCTGGCAGCTGGCTGTTCGACGGCACAGGACGATGGAGCCAAGCGCGGGTTGCTGAACTGCATGAGCGCGATTCAAGCGGCGTCAGCGGACCCGAACCGCACCAAGGTGCCGTACGTGAAGGACATGGGATCCGCCAACGAACACTACTTCGCCTGGCCCGCCGGGGCCGGGCTGGTCATTTCTGAAACAGGCGGTTCCACGAAGCCTGCATCCGCGTCGTGTGTCACGAACGCTGAGGGAACCGTGACACAGATGACCATCAACGGGTCGGAAATCCCGATTCCGTAGAACTTTTCCCCATCAGCCCCAAGCCCGCCATGTGCGGGCTTTTTTTTTGGAAGCGCGATGAGCCTCTACACCCTTACCGTCGACCTGCTGCTGAAGTCGGGATCGTTCGAGCGTGACAGTGGGAAGGCCGCGCGCGTCGTGCAGCGCGACATGGCTACGATCCAATCGTCTATGTCAGACGCCGCGCGTCGCGGCGCCGATGAGGTCGCGGCCGGATTTCGTCGGGTAGCGACTGAGGCGGTGGGTCTTACATCAGCCTTGGTGGCCGTAAAAGCCGCAATTGGCAAGGCCGACGAGTGGACGAACCTCAACAACAGGCTGCGACTGGTCACGCAGGGCCAGGCGCAGTTCGCTGCAGCGCAGGCTGACGTGATCCGGATTGCCGGCGCAGCGCGACAGCCGCTGGGTGCGACTGCGGAGCTGTACCAGCGAATCGCGATGAACCAGGAGGCCCTCGGTCTGTCTGGGAGAGACTTGGCACGCGTTGTTGAGACCATCAGCAAAACGATGGTGATCAGCGGCACTTCCGCGGCGGGTGCCGATGCCGCTCTCGTGCAGTTGGGTCAGGCGTTCGCCTCTGGCACCCTTCGAGGTGAAGAGCTGAACTCGGTACTCGAGCAGGCGCCAGCCCTGGCCCAGGCCATCGCCAAGGGCCTGAACGTACCGATCGGGAAACTGCGTGAACTGGGCGCCGCAGGCAAGTTGTCGTCACAGCAAGTGATCAGCGCGTTGCAGAGCCAGGCCGGCGCTGTGGACGAGGCGTTCGGCAAGATGGATTCCACCGTTGGGCAGGCAATGACGCTGTTCAACAACAACTTGCAGGTCATGATTGGCCGTGCCGACGAGGCAACCGGCGCATCCAAGGCGCTTGCAGCCGGCATCGGTGCCCTCGGCAGCAATCTCGAAATGGTAGCTGTCGCCGGAGCGGCAGTAGCATCGGGACCGCTGCTGAAAGGACTACTGGCGCGGGTCGTTGCGGCCAACGCTGGTATGGCGGCAGACCGGGCCGCAGCGGCTCAGAACCTGGCCGCTGCGCAGCAGCTCGAGCTGCGGACCCGTGCAGCGATGCTCGATTCGGAAGCGGAGGTGCGCCGCACGGCTGCGATCGGCGGTAGCGTTTCGGTGAGCAGCAAAGCCGCTGCAGCGACCCTTGAGCATCGACAGGCCACGCTGCTGCTGGCTCAGGCGCAAACCCAGGCAACAGCGGCCAACGCCGGTTGGCTTGCGCGTGCTGGATCAGCGACGCTTGCCATGCTGGGAGGTCCGGCGGGCATTGTGACCATGCTGGCCACTGCCGCTGCGGGCTGGTTGATCTTCCGCGACAACACGAAGATTGCGTCGGCTGCGCTGATCGATTTCGGTGGTGCGGCTGACACTGCCATCGAGAAGTTCAAGACCCTCAACGCCCAGATGCAGGCCGGCGAAATCCTTCGACTGCAGAAGGAGATCGACGAGAACTACCGGACCATCACCGGTTCGATCACAGAGATGGTCGCAGCGGCGACGAACTTCGCCACCGCTAGCCAGGCGTCCGAGTTCATCCAGGAGACCCAACGGCTTGATGCTGCCTTCAAGGCCGGCAAGATTGGCGCCGATGAGTTCTCCAGTGGCTTGGAGGCAGCATGGCGGGCGATGATCGCTGGCTCGCCAGCGGCGGCCACCGTGGCGAAGAGCCTCACGGAAGAGACCGCTGCCGCGGCGACTGCTGGCAGGGAGGTCGATCGTAAGCGGGCGATCCTCGACGCCTTCACGGGCAGCAGTAGCCAGGCGAAGAGCGCAACCGACGCCCTGTCGGGATCGTTCAACGTTCTGGGCGACTCGGCAGGCGCCGCGGGCAAGCGCATCGCGTCGGCAATGCAGTCGCTGCCGGGCCAGCTCGCCCGCGTCGGCAAGAGTGCAGCCGAGGTCGCAAAGCTGGACGTAAATGACTGGTTCAAGGAGGCCCAGGCCAGCGGCGTCGACTTTTCCAAGCGCGACGACCCGAAGGTCAAGCAGTACATCGAGCAGGGCGCACAGTACATCCGGCTCCAGACGGAGCTGGCCGCTGCGCAGAAAAACTTCACGGAGTCGCGCAAGGCGTCGGCAGCTGCTGAGCGCGCCGGCGCCAAGGATCGCAAGGCAGATGCGGAAGCGATCAAGCGCTACAACGAGCAGGCTGCAATGGCCGCGGCAACGATGGCCGGGCCGCTGGCCGAGGCCACCGAGCGACAGAAGCAGCTCGAGGACAAGCTGAAGGAAGCGCTGAAGGAAGGGCGCATCGAGCGGGCCGCGTACAACACGCTGGTCCTGGAGTCGCAGAAGGCGTTGGAGCAGTCCAGCGCGGAGATCAAGAAGGCCCTGGCCAGTCCCGAGGCGCTGCTTGCGACCATGGATGCCGAGGTCGCCATGCTCGGCAAGGTGGGCCGCGCGCGCGAGCTTTCGCGGCGCGAGATGATGAACGAGCGGGACATGCGGCAGGAGCTGCAGAAGGCGGTGGAGGCTGCTGGCAGCAAGGAAGCGCTGGCGCTGTCCAAGGGGGCGGCGAGCTACGAGCAGTACGAGCAGGCCATGCTGGACGCCGCCCGAGCATCGGCCGATCTGTCGCTGCGCGTGGAGGAGGCCGCTGCCAACGTTGAGGCGTGGGCGAACGTGGTCGTCAACGGTGTGGGCGATGCCGCCGACGCCATGGCCGACTTCGTTGCCAGCGGCATGCGCGACTTCGACAACCTGTGGGACGACCTGAAGGATGCCGCCAAGCGCGGGCTGCGTGACCTGGCGCGCGAGTTCCTGCAGCAGAAGATCGTGATCCCGATCCAGACGCAGATCCTCAACGGGATGAACGGCCAGGGCGGTGGCCTGAGCCTTCAGAGCATCATGGGGCTGTTCGGTGGCAATGGCGCCGCCGGCGGCGGTCAGAACCTGGGGACCATAGCCGGGCTGCTGTCCAAGGGCCAGGGGCTGTTCAGTGCGGGCGCGGGTGCGGCGAGCAGCGGCGCCAGCGCCGGCAGTCTGCTCGGCTTCGGCAACAACGTTGCCGCCCTTACCGGTGGCGGCGCAGCCGCAGCGGGTGGTTCTTCCGCTGCTGCTGGTGCCGGTGCGGCTGGATCTGCTGCTGCGGCGGTCCCGATCATCGGCTGGATCGTGGCCGGCATGATGAAGAACGCCGAGCTGTTCGATCAGGGCTGGAACATCGCCAACGGGGAGAGCTGGGCCGGCAAGATCGCAACGGCCGGCGCGGTGGGCCTCGCCGATAAGACGTTCCGCGGGCTGGGGTTCAATGACAAGGTCGCATCGATCCTGTCCGGGTCGAGCATCCACGCCAAGCTTTTCGGCCGCGGCGCGCCGAAGATCACCGGCCAGGGCTTGACCGGCTCGTATGGGTTCGGTGGCTTCGACGGCCAGACCTACGCCGATATCAAGCAGAAGGGTGGCTTGTTCCGGTCCGACAAAAAGTGGACGCAGTATGGCGCTGTCGATCCCGGCATCGATCGCACGTTCGACATGGCCGCCCGTCAGGTCCGCGGTGCGGCAACGGGCCTGGCCAAGCAGCTCGGCGTCGACCTGACCCAGCAGCTGGGTGGCGTGCGGGTGAGCCTGGGCAAGCTGAAGCTGTCGGCGGACTCCGCCGAGGCCAAGTCGCAGCTGGAGGCGTACCTCGGTGACATGACCAACCGGCTGTTCACCGAGGCGGTGAAGGCTGCCGGCTTCGGAGGCCAGCTGGACGGCTACTTCGAGGCGTCGGACGTGTTCAACGCGCTGAGTGCGTCGATTGCACTGGCGGTGGGCAATGCCGACGAGCTGGGCCGCGCCCTCAACGGGATGGAGGTCGACAAGGTCAATAAGGCGGTGGACTACTTCCAGGACCTAGCCAGCGTCGCCGGCACGGACCTGGCCACCCAAGTGGAGAAGGTGACCGGGTTGCTCGGGAACTACGCCTCGCTGATGGCGGACGTTTCCACGCAGCTCATGACCGGTGATCTGTCCAGCTACCAGCAGCAGGCACTGAGCATCGAGCGAACCTACCGGCAGCAGGTGAAGTCGGCCAACGACTACGCCAAGGCCCTGGGCTTGTCCGGTGCGCGTGCCGAGGACCTTGCCAAGATCGAAGCGCTGCGCGCAATGAACATGGGCAAGCTGCAGGCGCAGATCGACAAGGACAAGCAGGCCATGCAGTACGGCCTGTCGATCAGCGACCTGTCCCCGCTGACGGACCAGCAGAAGCTCGGCGAGGCCATGAAGGAGCTGGAGCGGGCCGTGGCCGGCGGCGACACCAGCGCGGCCCAGGCGGCGGCGCAGGCCGCACTTGGCTTTGGCCGGAACCTGTACGCCAGCGGCAAGGACTACAACGGGTTGTACGACCAAGTGACCGGGCTCATCGACGGCATGAAGGTCGGCGACCTGAACACCGAGGGCGGCACCAGCATGGGACAGCTGGCGGACGCGATCGAGGCCCTGCCGGACAACTTCAGCCGTGCGGTGTTCGACCTGGTGGTGAACAACGAGTCGCAGTCTCAGATCACGGCAGCCGTGCAGGAAAGCAATGCGTTGCTCACCGAGCAGAACCAGCTGCTGCGCGAGCTGCTGGCCACCACCACCCAGGGCGTCCGCGCCTCCAGCAGCAATGAGCTGCGCAAGGCACTCAACGCGAGGTAATCCGCAATGCAAGCAAGGAAACTCACGCTGGTTGAGATCGGCGTGGGCGCGCTGCCGTCGCCGTCTCCGGCGGCGGCGCGCTACTCGAACTGGTTCCCGGTCGTTCACCGGCCACCCGAAGTGCCACCGGTGGATGGGGTAACCCCCAACCCGGTGGCCGACGGCGTGCTGCTGGAATGGCCGGCTGTCGATCTGGCCGGCGTCGTGTACGTGGTTGAGCGTGGCCCCTCTCCGGAGGGGCCGTGGACCGAGATCTATCGGACCACCGACACGCGCTACTTCTACAGCGACAACACCGGCATCAAGTGGTGGTTCAAGATCACGCCGACCGTGCGTGGCCGGCCAGGCTCGGGCTCGGTGGTGGAGGCTACGCCACCGCCTACCACGGCCGAGCTGATCAAGCAGACGGAGCGGATCACGAAGGAGATCGCAGACCGAATGGAGGCAGATGCCGCAGAAGCGGCCGCGCGGGCCGATGGCCTGGCTGCCGCTGCGCGGGATCTTCTGGCTGAGGCGGACCTGCGGCAGCGTGGGGTGTCCGACGCAATGGAGGCGATCGCACAGGAGGCGCAGGCCCGTGCCGATGGGCTGCTGAACGAACGCCTTGAGCGCGAGGCTGCCATCACGCTGGAGACCCAAACCCGGCAGAGCGACGTGGAATCGCTGTCGCGCGCGCTGTCCGAGGTGGCCGCCGGTAGCGGGACCCAGTTCGACAGCCTGCGGATCTGGTACTTCGACACCACCGTGGAGGAATGGACCGGCAACGGAGCGCCACCGACGATGGTCGATGGCTGGCTGCGGCCGGCCAACGGCACCGATAGCCCGTATGTGCAGTCGCCGGCAGCACTGGCCGTCGACGGCAGCGCGTACCGCTTCGTCAAGCTGAGGGTGAAGCGCGTTGGCGATGCAACGTGGGACGGCTTCCTGCAGTGGATCACGCTGGCCGACCAAGCATGGGACGTGGACAAGCGGGCGGCGATCCCGGAGCCGCGGTGGGACGACAATGGCGTCGGCACGGTCGACGTGGCCGATATCGCCTGGTGGCCGGGAGAGGTCGACGCCATCCGGCTGCAGTTCGGCGCGACCCAGACCGTCTCCAGCTACTTCATGACCGACTGGGTGGCCATCGGGCGTCCGACGCCCGGTGCCGGTGTGGCGCTGGTCCAGGAGGAAGCCCGCGCCCGTGTAGCGGCGGACGTGGCCGAGGCCAGCAAGCGCGAGACGCTGGCCGTGCAGCTGAGGGGCGACTACGAGGGCAGCGATCTGTCCCAAGTTCCAAGCGGCCTGTTCGCCGCGGAGCGCGATGCGCGGGTCACGGCCGATGAGGCCAACGCCAGCGCCATCGAGCTGATTCAGGCGCGGATGCCCACGGGCGATGGCACGGTGGCCACGGAGGCCAGCGTCACCGAGGAACGCCAGGCGCGCGCAGACGGCGACAGCGCCAACGCTGAGGCGATTGAGCGGGTGTCTGCGAGGATGCCGGCCGGCGACGGCAAGGTGGCCTCTGCGGAAGCACTGGATGCCGTCTCGACCCGTGTGGAAGAAACGGAGGAGGGCATCCGGGCAGTCGGCGACAGAACGTCGTCGCTGGAAGCGCAGGTGACGTACAAGCACGCGGGCGACCGGGACTGGAACGCCGGGGACCGTGACGTGCGCGCGGGCGTGAAGACGTGGCAGTCCGTGATCGCCCAAGGCGACCGCGCCGTCGCCAAGCAGGTGGAATCGGTCCGGGCAGAGCTGGGCGAGTTCGAGGCCACGGCCACTCGGTCCATCGAGGTCATCGCCGCGGAGCAGAGCGCCCAGGCGGTGCAGATCCAGCACCTGGGCGTCGAGCTGGATGGGAAAGCGTCAGCGGACTACGTCGAGGAGATCAGCGCCCGGGTCGACGTGACCGAGCAGGGCATCGAAGCGTTCACTGGCCAACTGCAATCGGTGAAGGCTGAGGTGGACAGCAAGGCCAGCGCGCAGGTGGTGCAGGGCGTGGAGGCCCGGGTGGTCCAGACCGAGAACGGGCTGACCCAGGTGTTGGCGAGGGCGTTCCTGAACGTCATCGCCAACAGCGGCGGCGGACCGCTGATCGGCGGCATGGTCATCGAGAACAACGGCCAGGTCATCAACACCCGCTTTTCCAGCAACACGTTTGAGGTCATCTCGCCCGGAGCCAGTGAGGGGATGGAGTGGCGCGGAGGCTTCCTTCGCGTCTGGAAAGGATCTGCTCAGCGCATTATCGGAACCAACTTCGGTGCCGCCGGCGACAACCTGGTCGACTACTTCGGGCCGAACGTCGGTGCGGGTGCTGCGTCGAAGGCCAACGCTGTGATGTGGATGGACGCCAACGGCAGTGCCTACTTCGGTGGCCAGCTGTCGGCGGGCATCCTGCGCAACGCGGTCCAAACGACCACCACGCAGACAGTCGGTGTGGAGCTGGTCAACGGGCCGTTCGCCACCAACGGCCGCGTGCGCAGCGTCACGGTCAGCTTTTCCCGTCGACATGTGCGGACGAAGACCACCTATGGCAGCGACGGCTTCGTTGCCGGCGCGGGCCAGAACACGGCCCGTGTGGAGGTCTACCGCCGGGTGGGGGAGGGCGCTGAGTCGTTGTGGCAGGTCCTCAACGCCAGCGGCGGGGTGAACATCCTCAATGAGACGGATGGACCGGACAATGCGATTTCCGACTGGGGCGGATCGTTCACGGTGAACGACACCAGCCCCAGCGCGCAAACGATGACCTATCGCGCGGTGATCACCAGCTTCACCGAGCAGAGCGTGACGCACAGCTCCGGCTCGTTCCAGCAGCAGTCCATCACGCAGAGCCTGTCGATCATCTCGGTCGAGAACTGAAACAGCCCAAGGCACGGGCCGGCATGTCCGGCCCGCTTTGCCGTGGGCGATCAACAGCAGAGAACACACATGCCGCAGAAACTCATTGACCAAACGACCATCCAGCCGGATGGCCGCCCAGGCGACGACGCATTCACCGCGTTTGCGACCTGCAACGACAACTTCGAGGACGCCGAACAGCGCCTTTCGGCGTTGGAAGGCGGGTCATCGAACATCGGCCAGGACGTGGCCAACCTGAAAACGGGCCTGCAGCAGGAGACGCAGCTGCGCACTGATGCCGACGCCGCCGAAGCCACTGCACGCCAGAATGCGGACGCAGCACTGGGTGCACGCATCCTCGGTAAGAACATCGTCATCAACGGTGATTTCCGGTTCTGGCAGCGAGGTACAGGCTTCAACGCTGCTGGTTACGGCGCAGATCGCTTCTTGAACAACATCAACGGCATCACCTGCTCTATGACTCGGCTGTCGCTCGGTGTAGGTGAAATCGCAGGTTTCAAATACGCGTGCCGTATGTCATTCAACGGGGGTAGTGACCCTGCCCACTACGCAACCTTGCAACATCGCATGGAGAACCTCGGATATTACTCGGGCAAGACACTTACGTTCTCAGGTTATATGCGCGCAAACACGGCTGGCCTGAAGGTTGCATTTGAGGTCGCACTTGGCGCAGGAGGTGGAACCATTCCCGGCGCAGTACCTATTTCTGGGATCGGTGTACAAACCTTCACTCTCGGTGCGACGTGGCAGCGCTTCACTACCACGTTCACAGTTCCTAATCTTGCCGGTGCATCGTTGACTGACAATTCATCGCTGAATTTCAACTTGTGGTTGTCGGCGGGTTCAAATCACAACTCCCGAAACAACAATTTGGGATTCCAGTCGGGCATCGTGGATTTCGTCGGTTTGCAGTTAGAAGAGGGAAGCATTGCTACGACGTTTGAACAACGCCCCGAAGCGTTGGAGTTTGCGTTGTGTCAGCGCTTCTATGAGAAAAGCTACGACCTAAATTTCATTCCGGGTTCGTCGTCCGTATGGGGTCGCGTCAATCGCTTCTACGACAAGCAGGGTGGCGGCAGCACCGCCGACGTGCGGTTCACTGTCCGAAAGCGCGCAACGCCGGTAATGGCGATCTACAATGATCAAACCGGGCAGATCAATAGCATTTCCGCCGCCAACGGTGCGTCTGGCACTGTCAGTTCTGTGATCAACATTGGCGAAACTGGTTGTCAAGTCAACTACACCCCAGCTACTTCGTGGGGTGCGGCCTTCCATTACACGGCGGACGCGGAGCTTTAACTATGTATCAACTTACTGAAGACCCGAATGTGATTCTTTGCGTCGAAACCGGCGCGTTCATTCCGCGCGGTCACTACTTGTGGCCGACGGAGTGGTTGGAAAACAACACGCCGCTGCCGGTGTCATCGCCCGGCCTGGGCTTCGAGTTGCACACGCCCGCGCACTACCGCTACATCCGCGACCAGGCGTTCGCGTGGATGCGCGCGGAGGCGGTAGAGCGTGGCTACGACAGCATCGAGTCGTGCGCCAGCTACTACAACAGCGGCGTGGAGCGGTATCGCCTGGAGGCGCGCGCGATGGTGGCGTGGCGCGATGCTGTGAACCAGGCGCTGGAGCAGCTGGTGCTGGCACCGCCGGAAGGCATCGAGACCTGGGAGCAGGTGCGCGCGCTGTCGCCGCAGCCGGAGACGTTCGCCTGGCCGGAGAAGGCGGAGCTGCCACTGGATGGACTGGCCCCGCAGCCCGTGATTTGA